GCCTAGCCGCAGACTACGACACCTTTGTAGACCCTATCTATGACGTCTCTAACCAGGAAGATGGCAAGGGCCGTCGCTGGAATGAGCCATTTAAGTTACCTGTGATTATGGCCCAACAACTTCGTGGTACTAACATCATGAACGAGCGTGGTTACTACACCACAGATACATTGCGCCTAGTAGTTGCTGTGGCAGATATCAATAGACTTCTTCCAGCAATGATCACAGATCCAGCGTTACACATTAAAGACCGTGTCGTATTCCATGACGCCGTATTCGTCCCTACCCGTGTGCTTCCTCGTGGTCTTTACAAGGAACGCTACTCAGTCGTCACTATCGATTGCAATCAAGTCAATGCTGAAGAACTCGTTAATGATCCGCAATTTCAATCAACCCCATACCAGATCGCTGCAACTGTCAATACCAATAACAACTATGGTTTTGATGGTTATGGCACTGGTGAGTATGGCTCGTAAGAAAGGTAATCTCTCATGACATTCACTCTACCTACTAGGGGCCAAGCAAACTGGGATACAACTCTGAATGCATCTCTGCAAGATCTCAACACTCGTGTGCAGTCTATTGAGACCAATGACGGTCTTGAAGGTTCACAAGGTACACAAGGCGTACAGGGCCGCACAGGTGTTCAAGGCTCTCGTGGTGCCACAGGTGCCCAAGGTACTGGTGGCTCTAATGGAACTAACGGCACACAGGGTGTGCAGGGACGTGCTGGTGCACAAGGCATTGATGGCGATAACGGAACGCAAGGAACACAAGGAACTCGTGGTGCACAAGGTGTTCAAGGAACATCAGGCTCAAGTGGTGCACAAGGAACTCGTGGTTCACAAGGAACTGCTGCAAACGATGGAGCCCAAGGTACACAAGGTGTACAGGGATCTCGTGGTACAGCAGGTGCACAAGGAGCACAGGGACGTCTTGGTGTGCAGGGTGCGACAGGTGCACAAGGTGCAAAAGGTGTTGACGGAGATTTAGGCGCTCAAGGTACGCAAGGCGTACAAGGCAATCGTGGTGTGCAAGGCACACAGGGAACTGCTGGTGCAGGATTTGCACAGGCTCAAGGAACTCAGGGCACTCAAGGTACACAGGGCGCATCTATTCAAGGTGTACAGGGAACGACTGGCGCACAAGGTGCTCTAGGAACGCAGGGCGCACAGGGTGCTGCGATTCAAGGTACGCAGGGAGCAACAGGAGCGCAGGGTGCTGACGGTACACAGGGAACACAAGGCGCTTTAGGAACACAAGGTGCAACAGGTGCACAAGGGTTGCAAGGAACACAGGGAACATTAGGTACACAGGGTGCAGAGGGTACGCAAGGTGCATCTGGTTTACAGGGCGCTACTGGTACTGGAACACAAGGCACTGAAGGAGCGCAAGGCGTTCAAGGTACAACTGGTACTCAAGGTGCTCAAGGAGTACAAGGCACTACTGGTACAGGTACGCAAGGTACGCAGGGTACAGAGGGTGCTGTTGCTGATTCTGGATGGACTGCAGTCACATCATTTACTAATAGTTTTTCAGGCACCTCTGTGGCATACCGCAAAATAAACAACGTCGTTTATCTTCGTGGAAATCTTACGGGAGGAACCGCTGAGTCTGCGGCGTTTAATTTGCCAGCAGACTACAGGCCAGCCGTAGATGCTGTCATTCCTGTTCAGAAGTTTGGAACTACAGATTTAAGTTACGTTACTGTCTACACCAACGGAAACGTCACACCTAATAGCACCGCTGCTTGGCTTTCTAGCATAGTGTTCCCAGTTTCATAGAAAGGATCGTAATGGACGAGTTCGAGCCAGAGTTAGACCCAGACCTCTTTGAGGACGAAGAGGTAGAATTAGAAGACCTAGATTATGACGCCCATGCTCTAGATGAAGAAGAAGATTGGGAGGATTCATAATGGCCGCAAAAAAAGGCAAAGTAGAAAAGGTTATGAAGGAGTACAAGGAAGGCAAACTTCATAGCGGATCTAAAAAAGGCCCAGTAGTAAAGTCAAAGAAGCAGGCTGTCGCTATCGCAATGAGCGAAGCAGGCATGAAAAAGAAGAAGAAGTAATGCCTGAAAAGAAGGTAGAAAAGCCAGTGAAGATTGGCATCAAGGTACCTGGTAAGCCAGCCCGTGAAGTTCACACAATCAAGAAGAACAAGCAGGGTGATGTCATCGTTGACCACGCAAAGCGTGGCGGTGCTTACGACAAGATTAACCTGACAAAGAAGGCTGGGGCAAAGACAATTGCCCAAGGAGTTAAGGCGACTAAAGATTGGCATAAGAAGAATGGCTAAGTCAGAGGCATGGCAACGCAAAGAAGGTAAGAACGCTAAAGGCGGTCTTAACGAAAAGGGACGCAAATCCTATGAGAGAGCAAACCCTGGTTCAGATTTAAAACCTCCAGTATCTGCAAAGCAAGCAAAGAAGTCTCCTAAGTCTGCAGCACGACGTAAGTCATTCTGTGCACGCATGGGCGGAATGGAAGGTCCTATGGAGAAGAACGGCAAGCCAACACGCAAGGCTCTAGCATTAAGAAAGTGGGATTGCTAATGGCAACCAAGAAGACAGATCCTTGCTGGGATGGATACACCCAGGTAGGAATGAAGATGAAGAACGGCAAGAAGGTTCCAAATTGCGTTCCTGCAAAGGGCGTTCCAAAATCCAAACCTAAGAAGAAAGTGAGCAAGTAGATGTGCGCTACATGTGGATGTATGAAGCCAAAGGACAAGCACGGCGAGAAGACCCTAGCCGCTGCCAATAAGAAGTATGCAAAGAAGAAGGACGACAAGAAGAAGGAGAAGAAGTAATGGCTCTCTCCTGCACAATGAAGAATTGCAAGTGCTCATGCAAAGTCTGTAAGAAGGGTAAGTAATGGCTAAGTCATTGACCCCTAAGCAGAAGAAGATTGCTGGAGCAGCGGCTCCTACAAACAAGATTACTGGTGCTGACTTTAAAGCCCTCAAAAAGGGCAAGGCACCAAAGATGACTATGAACAAGAAAAAAGGCATGTAGTGAAATACACCAAAGCCTCAGACAAGAAGCAGGATGCCAAGACCACCAAGGGTCTAGACAAAGCGCAGAAGGCAATGTTTGATAAGATGGACAAGAAGCACCGAAAGCCTAAGTCTCAAGAAGATGACACCAAGATGGATAAAGCCATAGTTAAAAAGATTAAAAAGAAGTAATGACTAAGCCACCTACGGGTGGTTTTTTCATTTATCATTGCAATATCAGACCACCGCTGCGGTGCCTGTGTAGTACCCACTACTTGCGATAAGGGGTTAAATTATGGCTTACAAGCCTTGGTATGAGCGTGCCGCTGAGTTGAACGGCGCACACGAAGTCGAAGAGTTCATGCGTGGCATGTTCGGCGGTCGTCCTAAAGACAAACAACCAATTATTACTGGTCTTATCGCAGGCTACGTCGGTGGAAAAGTTGCTGGCAAAACCGCTGCGAAAGCCAGGAAAAAGAAGTGAAGAAAGACCACGTCCTTAATTCAATTCACAAAGCAAGTCACGAAACCTCTCGACTTGTAGGAGCGCATGCTCGCTCAGAAGCCAAAGCAACTGGATGGCCATCGCACGTCGTGAGCGGTATGAGCGCCTCCTATAACAAAGATGGCTTTGCCGTCAATGTAAATGAGACACATCATGCAGAGGCACTTGACCACGAGTACGGAACCCCTAGCAGACAACCGAGTGGGGCAATTCGTCATACAGCAAACAGAACTGCTGAAGCAGAAAACTTCTTAGTTAACCGTCTCTTCAAGCATCTGGAGGCTCACCTATGAGTTTCTTACTTGATGAAGATGAAGCACTCCGTAACTTGCTAAAAGACATGGTCGTTACTGATCAGAAGTCCGTCACTGAAGATGGCCCACAACGCAAGGTAGGCGTTTGGTTTGGTCAGCCTGATCAGGAAATTCGTAACCAGTCATACCCTTACATCACAATTGACATGATCGATATCGCAGAGGCGTTTGATCGTGCACATCGCGGCAGAGTAAATGCTGCCTATTATGCAGACCCAGACACGATGGCAACAGGCGTTAACTGGGACACAGACCTGCACGATAAAGATATGGATTATCCAATCCCAGTAAACATTGATTACCAAATTACTACCTATGCACGTCAGCCACGTCATGACCGCCAGATCTTGGCGCAGTTGCTGTACACAAAGATTCCATTGCGATTTGCGGTTTTGAATGTGGGTCCAGATACCCAATTCGGAACTACACGTCGTCTGGATGTTCTTGATATCTCTAAACGAGATATTACAGAGCAAGGAAAGCGTTTATTTGTAAACGCAATCACGGTGCGTATCTCCAGTGAGATCGCTCCTACCACATTCAACAAGTTATACAAGGTCCAAGAACTCAACGTTACAGGTACAACTGGCAGCCAAGTCATTGGTCGTGGCGAGTTTACCGCTGTAGATCCGATCACAATAACGGCACCATAAGGAACCCTTACCCAACTAGTTAGGAGAAAAAATGGCATATAGCCGCCCAGGTGTTTACATCAGTGAACGCCTACTACCAGCACCACTACCAGGTGGTGTCACCGCTAATGCTGCTGGCGCTGTTGTTGCACCTCTTGCACAAGGCCCAGAAGCCGTAACGCTTGTTTCATCTTGGTATGAATTTACTAAGAACTTTGGAGGCTACAACGCCTCATACCCAGCAACATTCCAGGTTGGTTCATTCTTTGCAAATGGTGGACGTGAACTATACGTCAAGCGCCTTCTTGCAGATGATGCAGATGCAGCAAACGTAAACCTTCTTACATCAGGAAGTCTTGTTGTTGCTACTGTTACATCAAAGAACGCTGGAGCAGATGGAAACAACCTACGTGTTGTTGTCACTGCTGGTTCAGTCGCTTCAACATATACACTGACTCTCTACAAGGAATCTGGTGTAGCAAACGATATTACTGACGACATCTTGCTAGAGCGCTATGAGAATGTGGTCTTTGACGACTCAACATCTAGCGATTTTGCAGAGACAGTTATCAACCTAGTATCACCAAACATCACGATCTCAAGCAGCGCTTCAGGTGTTCCAGTATCAACTACCTATCCTTTGACAGGTGGATCAAATGGAACTACTCCAGTTGCAGATGACTACACAGATTACAAGGGAACAGGATCTGCAGTCTTTGAAGACTTCACATCACTTGATCGCCCACTTGTATTCTTCTTACCTGGAGTTAACGCATTAGCCTCAGGTGTTGCAGATGTATTTGACGCAGCAACTTCCTGGTCAGAATCAAACAACGGATTTGTTGTTATTGATACTGATCCAAATCTAACGGTTGCAAACGCAGTGTCTTTTGCTGGTTCACTTACAGACTCAAGCAA